TTGCGATGCGCCGTCATCAGCGCCTGTGGGTAGATAAGAACTAGGTATGCGTAAACCACGCACCAACTTGTTAGTAAAATACCTAAGATCATCAATCTCTCCTAAGTTAGTGCCACCTGGTAGAGTCTCAACTTTTGATCCACGCCCTTCAGCAGTTTGTGGAAAGAAGTAGTCTTCGTTGATTGACAGTGGATTATAACTTGAGTCTATGACATTTGTGCCACCACCTGTCTTGGATGGGATTCGTCTTTGATGTATTTCCGTTTTCACACGCTCCACAAATTGCATAGCAAGGTGTGAAGGCATGTTGCCCACATCAACGTAGAATACTCTGCGCTCTGGCGCACGTTGGACACGATAGATAATAATCGCATCCTCAAGCAGTTCTTTCTGCTTGTAAACTTTGAAAATGCTTTCAAGTAAACTATTACCAAATGGGTAGTTTTGATCAAGTCCTTCGCTCATTGAAAGGTGAACAACATGCTCTGCATCAACAAACACTTCATTCTCGCCTTGTTCAAATCTTGTAGTGCCAGCAGTAGGAGTGCTGTTGCCTCCAGTGCCAAATTGGTTAGGCACTGATTGATAACCTGCTGTTCCACCAGGACCATAACTGTTGGTAACATTCAACGGTGTTGCTTCTAAGTTACCAAAACTAAAATTTAAATTTTTAATTGCATACTGTTCCGGACGCTTGCCTTCGCTTTCGTTGACAATAATTTTTGTAACTTGACTCGGATCAACATGAAACCATTTTTGTGTTTCTGGATCACGGATAAAAAACTGATCGCCATACTTGAAAGAATTTCGCAATATGCGAAACATGCGTGTTTCAAATTGATTTAACTTGCACCATTGACGTAGATACTCGCCAATAATTTTTGTTTCAGATCCGGTTGCATCTTTCTTGAAATCCAATCTAAAATGTGTATCATTGCTTTTGTTTTTTTGTGTTGTAAATTCTGCAAGAATATCCAGTGCAGCATTTACTTCTGAATCACTGTCCATGGTGTTGTATTGATTATAACGTTCAATACGGTTTGGCGATCCAACATAAACATCAGGAAGGTGACTGCTGTAATTAGCTGAGGCTGGTCCGGGATTACCTACTCCGCGCTGACTGAACGGAGAATAGCCACCATTTGGATTATTTCCTGTTTTTACAGGTGTAAAATACTTTTTCCAGCTCATTATCCTACTCCTCTGTAAAGATTACCTTGCTGTGACCTAAGAGCAGCAAGTTGTCTCTTGTTTAAATTTTGGTCTGCCATTAGCAACGACACTATATCTGATAAAATTTGGTTTTGTTCAAGTGTAGGTCGCATTAAATCACTTATTTGTTGGTTTTGAGTTTCTATATTACTACTTATCTCGTCTCTATTAGATTCTTCTGTTTCTGGTGTTTCGCTTGTAGTAGACATAGTTTCAGCAGCATCTTTCAAAGCACTTGATATTTCGCCAGGTTCTGTATATAGGGGCTCTAGACCATGAAATTCTGGGTTTGTAAAGTAAGGACCATCTTTTATAGCACTTGTTATCTCAGCATTTGAAATTGCAGTATTCAATCGTAATTCTTCAGTTAAGCTGTCTATAATATTTTGGATTTCTTCAGGATCAATAAAGCCTTGTTCTATGCTTGCTTGATCTCTTAGCATGTCTTCGTAACTGCCTATTCTGCCTCCTAGCCGGTTGATTTCTGCCTGGACACCAGCAAGATCTATGCCATCTGCAGCTTGTAGGTTTGATATTATATTAGCTTGTGATGCATTAATGTTATCAAGCTGTTGCACTACTTCTGCTGTTTGTTCTGCGTTCAATAGTTCAGCTTCACTTGCGTTAAGTTTTTCTAATACAGTTATCAACTCCTGTTGGCTACTATTAGCTATGCCTTCTGCACCTCCAGCAGCAATTGCAGCTATTTCAGATGGAGTAGCCAATCCGCCTTCTATAGATACGTTTTTGAATATTGCATTTGCATATGCTGCGTCATTGTATATTGCAGAACTAACATCTAAAATACTGCCTACTGTATTGGCAATCGTATTTCCTATTTCTTCGCCGCCTGGCAGGTTTGCACTGACCGTGTTTAATGCTTCTGTTAATACTTGTTCTAGCGCAGGCAATCCAGCACCTTGGGCTTCTTTGACCAATTCTCGTAGCTCTGTTTGCAAACCTATTGTTGTCTGAATAGAATTGTTTGCATCATCTGCTACCCGATCTAATTGCATATCCTCTATTTGACTTAACAAATATTCTATAGCAGGATCTGAGGTATCAACGCCAAGCTGCTCCATGGTTGCTGTTATCCTGTTACGGAAGGCAAGATTTTCCTCAAGAGCCTGCGCTGATACATCTGCTATTGGGCCTGCGACTCCTCTAAGTTGTGCTTGAAGTGCAAAATCTCGTTCTGTTGTTCTAGCTGTTAACTGACCCATTGCCCTTGATATATCGCCTGTCGAGGCAGTGCCAGCTTTAATTTCATCTGCAAGTGCTTGCATTGTTCCAAACTCATCGCCTAATGCTGCCGCCAATGCTTTTGTTGTTTCGTCAGTTGGAGTGCCCCTTACAACTAAATCAGTTAACAAGTTGCCAAAATTCTGTCCAAGATTATCATCTAAGGCGCCAGCAGCCTCAACTAGTTGCTTTTGTGCTTCGGTTCCAGCAGTGATACCAAACGCTTGAATATCTCCTTGGCGATTTCGTGTAATTTGAGCTTCAAGCAGTGAGTCTCTACTTTCGCCAGTTAGTTGAGCAATTGTATCTATACCCACTACCATTTGTTCAAAAGCTGCAAGTTGCGTAGCATCGTTCAGTGCTTGGCGTGGATCAACTTTGTTAATCTCCGCAAATGCAAGCAAAGATTCGTTGATATCAGAAACTGACAATCCTAATCTTCTTAGATTGCGTCCTACATCACTGTCAACTGATAGAACTTTATTAGCAACTTCTCTAAATGCTGTGATACTTTGATCAACTGTTCCGCCAAATGCTGCTAATCCGATATTGTTTTTTTGGAAAAGCTCTATCATTTCTTCAACAGTGATACCTAGATCAGCAGCAGCACTTTTTATTTCGGTCATTTCTGCGCCAAATGTTGCACCAATGCCCGATAGAGTTTGATATTCAGCTAAATTAGCTTCTGCAAACTGTGTTAAACCTTGTATTGCACCTCCCAATTCTTTTAGTAATGGAGTATTGATGCTCAATGCTTTAGAATATGATGATAAATCTTGACTACCAGATAACAATTCTCCTGATAACCCAACAGCAGATTTTCCAAGGTCACCAAAAGCTCCGGCAACTAATCTACTTACATCACCTAATATACCTGTTGCATTTTCTTCAGCCAAAACTTAATCCTCTTGCTTTTTTTGCCCATAAATATGGATATATAACTATTTACCTATAGGATGCTCTCATGGAAAACGAAATTAGTCCTCTCAAAAAATATAGAAGACAACCTAAAATTTATGCAAATTTACCCAGTGGTGGTCGATACTATAACGATAACATTGTTGCCAACCAAGCATACACAGAAATGCCTGTGTTCAGTATGACAGCAAATGACGAAATACTTTTCAAAACTCCAGATGCACTGATCAACGGACAAGCGACTGCACAAAACATTAGAAGTTGTATACCTGGTATATTAGATCCTATGCAACTGGTCACACTAGACATAGACTATATCTTACTTGCAATTAGAATGGCATCCTATGGACCAAACCTAACTGTTAATGCACCTTGTTCTCATTGCAAAGAAGAAAATCAATATGATATTGAAATACAGGGCTTGTTAGATTATTTTTCAAATTTGATCTATGAAGATCAAATTGTTATCAACGGATTTACTTTTACATTACGTCCTTTAACTTACAAACAGTATACAGAATTCCAGCAACAGAACATTGCACTTGCTAGAGCTATTCAAATTCAAGCAGTTAAAATGGAAGAAGAAGATAGAAAAAAATTTACAAACGATACACTTTTGCAAATTGCAACTATCGGTGTTCAAGCAGTGTTACAAATGATATACAGCATTACAGTAGATGGAGTTGAAGAAACC